CCACCGCGCACAAACTGTCTGGCATCGCTTACCTCTACGTGAGACTGACCTGGGACGCGGAGAAATTTCCATCCGGGATCCCGAACATCAGCGCCGTGATTCGAGGCAAAAAGGTGCTCGATCCTCGCACGAGCACGACCGCCTACTCCGCGAACGCTGCGCTCTGTCTGCGCGATTACCTGACCGACACGACCCTGGGCATGGGAATGACCTCGGCCGAGGTAGATGACACCGCCTTCGGCGTTGCTGCGACGATCTGCGAGGAGCAAGTGCAGATCCTGCCACTTTCGCCGGTGGCCAACGAAAACCGCTACGAAGCCAACGGCGTGATCGTGACGAGCGCCAGCCCGGACGAAAACATCGGCAAGCTCTTGTCGGCAATGGGCGGCCTGGTCGCCTACACGGGCGGCCGGATCGTGCCGTATGCATCGGCCTACCGGATCCCAACGGTGACGCTGACCGAGAAGCATTTTGTGGGCCCGCTTAACGTGCAGACCAAGACGAGCGCCCGGGACCGGGTCAACTCGGTCAAAGGAGTTTACGTCAGCGAGACGAACAACTGGCAGGTCACGGACTTCCCGACTATCAGCTCGACGACCTACGTTAGCCAGGACAACGGGAACGTCTTTTTCCGCGACGTGGTGCTGCCGTTTACGACCTCGCCGAGTTGCGCGCAACGCCTCGCGGTGCTCGAGCTACGCCGCGCCCGGGAGGAAATAACGTTCTCCGCGCGCTTCCGACTCGAGGCGATGCAGGTCCGCGCCGGCGACACGGTGATGATCAGCAACGACAAGTTGGGCTGGTCATCCAAGGTCTTCGAGGTGATGGAGTGGAACTTTGCGAGCGATGGAAATCCGCCCCAGGCGACTATCGACATGACGCTTCGGGAGACGGACTCGGATGTATACAGCTGGGACGTGAACGAGGAAATCTTCGTCGAGGACTCGCCAAACACCACGCTGCCGGATCCGTTTACCCTGGCGGCGCCGACGAATCTTTCGCTGACGGCTGACGGTACGACGCAACTCGTGCAGGCCGACGGCACGATCTTACCGCGGATCCGTGTCGGCTGGACTCCACCGGCAGTAGAATTTATCCGCTCCGGCGGCTCGGTCGTCATCGAATACAAACCCAGCACAAGCACGACATACCTGACGTGGAACACGGTTGAGGGCGCCCAGACCGAGGATTTTATTTCGTCAGACGTGAAGATCGGTAGCAACTATAACGTGCGGATCTACGGCGAGAGCTACTTTGGAATTTCAACGAGCTACCTCTCCAGCTCGATTACGGTCGCGCAAGACACGACGGCGCCGGCTATTCCGACCGGGCTCAGCGCAGCCATCGGAACCGGCAAGGCGGTCTCGCTGGACTGGAACGACAACACCGAGCCTGACTTTTCGGAGTATGGCATTTACCGAAAAACGTCGGCGGTTACGCCGGCCAACGCGAACACCGACAAGGTCGCCGAAGTGCGCGCGTCGCGATTCGTCGATACGGACGTCAACATCGGCACGACCTATTACTATTGGCTGACCGCATACGACTCCGTCGAGAACGTCAGCGGCTTCACGAGCTACGTGCAGGCCACGCCGTCAGTCATCACGGCCGGCCCGATCGATCCAACGGCGCCGGCTACGCCGAACGCTCCGACCTTAATCAGCACCACGGTCTATCTTGCAACGGACGGGACGAGCCTGGCGCGCGTATCGCTTACGGCTCCACCGTTGCCATCTGGCGCGGTCGCTCTTGACGTGCTCTACCGGCGCAGCGGTGCAAGCGATTTCATCATCGGAAATCAAATTAACTCCTCGGTTTCCTACGCGGTCAGCATCGACGATCTATCCGTTGGCCAGGCCTACGAATTTGCAGCGCGCGGAATTTCGTTCTCGGGCTCGCTCTCGGCGGTGTCGAGTCTGCTCAGCCAGACCGCACCGAGCAACACGACGGCGCCGGCGGCTCCGATTCCGCTTTCCCCGGCGCTCTCTCCTGATGTCGAGCCGAGGAAAATTGGAGCGGTGTTCGCTTTTGGGTCGCTTGCACGTTGGCAGGAAAACACGGAGCTCGATTTCGCTTACTACGAGGTCAAGGCGACGTTCACGAACAGTGACGCCGCGGTCGATTACACTTGGGGCAACGCGGAAATCTTCGAGGCGAGTTACGTGTTTTATGATACAACTCTGCAGCCGGGCTTTGTCCGAGTGCGCTCAGTCAACCGGAGCGGAGTAGCGTCGGCCTGGACATCGTTTGGCAACGCAAACTCGATCGGAAACTCTTCGCTCGGGATCAATTTTGGCACAACCGGATCCTCGGTCGCTGAGGGCAACGACACACGCATCACCGGAGCAGCGCAGAAAGCTTCGAATCTCTCGGACGTTGCCAGCCCGGCCACGGCTCGAGCGAACCTCGGCGTCAACCGCTTTTCACACGTGCAGAGTCTTGCCGGCGGCTCACCCACCGAGACATTCACGTTCACGCACAACCTGGGGACCACGCAGGATTACGTTCTCGCCGCGTGCGTTGACCCGGCGAACAACGTGCTGATCGCGCACGACTATTCTGACGCGGGGAACAATGCTAACAACACGGTCTTCGAGGTCGCGACCGCGGACGGATCCAACATCGGAGCCGGCTCGAGACGATTCACGATCCACTTCGTGCAGTGATTCCGAGTTGAGTCTGTTTTTTCTTCAGACGTAAGCCGTTGACTATCAACGCGCACGGATTGCGTGCGTGATTCCGTGCACATTTTTCTTCCTGCGGCCGGGCGGATGTGTATTGTTTTCACATCGGAGCAAACAAGCCCGACACAAAAAACCAAAACATGAAAACGACCAAACTCGCCTCAGTCACCGCCACGAAACAGACGGTTAAAATCCTCGGATATACCGTCACGGTTGGAACGAAGAAACACGCGAACCTCGTCGCTCAAGTAAAGCACTTCAACGATCTCGCAAAATACGAGACCAACTAAATCACCACGCGCCGAAGAAACTAAGGCGCACTTTTTAACTTTAAAAAACAAAGCACATGATCTCCCAATCCGCACTCACTCACGCGCTCATCCTCGCGATCACTGCGCCTGATCAAGCACGCGCCAACAAGGCCATTGCTCTCGCCGAATCAATCGCCGCCGGATGCACGGCTCGTCAGATCGCCACTGCCAAACGCAACGCGGCCAAACTTACGAAATGAAATCACTCATCCTTCTCCTGGCGCTCTGCGCTACCTGCCAAGCCGCTCCTGGTCCTGGCTTCTGGCGCGCGCTGCACATCGTCGAGACCTCCGGTCGCACCGGGCCGATCCTGGGCGACTACGTCAACGGCCATCCGCAGGCCCTTGGACCGCTTCAGATCCACCGCGGCTTTCATCAGGATAGTCGAGTAGCCGGCGACTATTCGCGGTGCGCTGAACTCGAATACAGCAAGCGCGTCGCGACCGCCTATCTCAAGAGGTGGGCGCCAGAAGCTTTTGCCAAGGGCGATGTCGAGGTGCTGGCGAGAGTTTTCAATGGCGGACCCCGGGGTCACCTCAAAGCGGCCACTAAATCCTACGGCGCGCGCGTTAAAGCTTTTACCAAATGACACCAGAACAACACACCGAACTCCTCATCGAGCTCCGCGCCATCCGCGCAGCTCTCGAAGCGAAGCCACGCGCGGCGCCACAAGCCGCGGCCACCATCAAGATCGCCACACCAGGAGATCTGCCGGCTCCGGCCGTCGAGATCGCGGACGCCGGCAGCGTGCAGATCCACTTCGGCAAAAACGCGGGCACACCGATTTCCTCACTCAGCGACAAGCAGTTGCTCTGGTACGGCGCCGACCGGCCGGCTCAGTTGAAAAAAGACGGGACGCCATTCGCGCCACGCGAGGCCGACGTGCAACTGCTCAACGCGTGCCGGACACTCTGGCAGCAGCGCAAGAGTGGCGCGCCTATCGTCCTGGCGTCGCAGCCGGCCGACGACGGCGAGAACGTTCCGTTCTAATTTCTCGGCGGTTCCGAGCATAAACCTAACCCTCCGACGGCGCTCGTGCCGGTGCGAATATACGCGAGCATAACTTTCCGAAAGGAAACCCGCCGGCCAACGACGACCGGCGGGAACACGAAACACACACGATACAACATGGACACAAACGTAAAATCAGACAGCACAATCGCGGTCGCTGAGACCGCTACGAAATCGCCGATTCAATTCGGCTCGAACGGCGTGCAACTTCAAAGCATCGACGAAGCCTTCCGCTTTGCTCGCGCCGTGGTCGCCTCGGGCTGGGCGCCTAAGGGCATGGAAAAGCCCGAGTCGGTCATGATCGCCATCCAGTTCGGGATGGAGATCGGCTTAACGCCGATGGCCGCCTTGCAAAACATGGCCGTGATAAACGGCCGGCCGGCGATTTACGGCGACGCGGCGCTCGCCCTAGTAAGATCCAGCGGTCAGCTCGTGAGCTACAAGGAGACCGAGATCGGTGAGCCTGGCAAAGACTCACACGGATTCACCGTCACGGTGCAGCGCCGGGGATTCGACCCGGCGAGCGAGACGTTCACGATGGGCGACGCCAAGGCGGCGAAGCTCGCGGGCAAAGCCGGACCCTGGACGGACTATCCGAAACGGATGTGCAAATTCCGAGCCCGCGGCTTTCTGTTGCGCGATCAATTCGGCGACATCCTCAAAGGCCTTCGAACCGCCGAAGAAGCCCGGGACATGCCAAGCGAGATCAACGTCACTCCGCTGGCTGAAAAGCTTGCCGGCGGACTCTCGGAGGCCATCAACGGATAAATGACTAAACCACGCGAGAGAATCACCGGAGTGCCTACACGCAGAAAAGACGTACACAAGGAAATCGCAAAACCAAAGCGCGTGCCGGTCTTCGATCCAACTACGACGAGCCGAAACAAACTCGGTGAGGCAGTAGACAATCGAGGGCGATTCATCGGCAGCCACGACGTGCAAAAAGGCGCGGCATTTTTCTGGAACTCACGCAGGAATAACAACACATGAACGACAACGAAACACAACAGACAGCGATTATTAACGCAGCCACGGAGCAATTCCGCGCGCTGCTCGAAACCAACTTCGCCTCGATCGCCAAGGC